GTTCCCGGCCCGAGACAGCGTATACTCCCATTCTGCCGCACCACCTGAGAGCGGGGATAGTGGAATCCACACATATCGCATGTATACCACTCCTCCCCCACTCTCTTCCATGCCGACTGCGAATCCATCAGTACAGCCTGACGTAGATCAGCGACGTGCCCGCAGCAGGCTTCGTCAGCCAGATGATCCCGTTGAACGTCTCCCGATCAACCAAACACTCGACAACTTCCGTCGCCGCGGAGACGTACCCCTGTGCGATGACGTCCCCATTCGTATTCGTCACCACCCATTGTTGCCCGATCGTCCCTCCCGTAATCTGAAATTGCAGAGAGGAACAATACAGCACGCCAACCACGGCATCCGCCGCCGCAGCCAGCACGATATGCCTCGAACTCCTCGTTACCGCCATGTCATCCCCTCTCCATCGGAATCTCGCGGTCCCCCGCCCAAGTGTGTTTCGTCTCCCCGATCAGCAAAGGGCGCTGCACCACGGTTCCCGTGCCACAGAGGACGGAGCGAGGAGTGGACGTCCTCGCTCCTTCCCCGTCCGCGTTGACGGTTGTCGGATTCTCCGTCTGCGAGGGCGACCCGGTGTCATTCCCTCTACGCAGCTGCCATTGTGACACCGGACGCCTCCGCGTTGATGAGCTCCGCGAGAACCACGCACTGGTGGTCGGTGATCGTACCGGTCACAACGAGTGTCACGGTGATGTTGAACGTGTTCACGGCCCCGACGGCTCCTGCGATTGCGGAGACTGCGTAGGCCAGAGTGAGAGTGCCGCCACCTGCAACCGTTGCGATCTGGACGAGGTCGAGAGCAGCCGCAACTGCGACAGCGTTCGCACCGGTCTGACGTGCGATGACAACAAGCCCTTCCGCCACGCGACTGGACTCGAAGGTGTCGGCGCCTGCGCCCAGCGTGCCGAGCAATCGAACCTTGATCGACGCAGCGTGATTTCCGTTCGGGACCGTCACTGCGATCACCGCTGTCGCAGTGTTGTTCGCGATCCCTGTCTTCTTCGTCAGGATTTGCGACGCCTGCGTCGCCTGTCCTGCGACCCCGCTCTGCGCACCACCAACTCCAGCAACGAGATCCCCGCCTGTGTTGAAGTTGAAGGCGGCCGCCTCGAACGTTGCGGCATCAGCCTGGCGCAGTGCGCCGTTGGTATCAAACCACAGATACCAGTGATTCCCGGCGGAGTCCCGTAACTGCCAGGAAGCGGGCGAAGCCGCTCCTCGTTCCCCATGGAAGCCTGTGGAGCCTCCTCGTGGTCTCGTACTCTTCGATAAAGGCATACTCTGTCCTCTCTAGGGTAGAAGTGCGTCTACCTGCGCCTGTACGGCTGGAGTAGCCGCTTCATACTTCTGACGGAGGGTAGGACCGTCGATTGCAAGGTATTCGGAGGCCTTCTGAGCCAGATCGGAGTCGATCACCATCTCCAACTGCTTGGCCTTGGAGACTGGTCCTCCAGTCCTCGGTTCGTTGCTCCAACGTTGCAGAGTCTTCTGCTCCTTGGCGGTCAGCGTGACCACGAAAGTGTCGTCGGCGTTCTTGATGACTTGGGCCATGAATAATTTCTACGTAGCGGGACCGTCAGCACTGACGTGGACGAAACCACTAGCATCGACCAGCAAGTATTTGTCGCCCGCCGCACGCGTCGGAGTCCCCGCAACGTGATTGTGAAGGCGTAACGCCCCAGCATTAGTGAGCGTTACCAAAGCTGCCGCATCGGCTTGGTTGTTAATCGCTAAAGACGTGGTGCCAGAGTAGAGGGTGTTTATCGTGGCGCTAGAATGCGCGAACAGCTTCGCCGCGCTCGTGGCGAAGAGGTAGCCAGATGTCGCCCCGGCGTTGAAGGTCGGAGCCCCGGTTGCGGCAATAGTGAGCGCCGCGAGGCTCGCTATCTTAAAGGTCAGCGTTGACCCATCCAGAACCATCGGCGCGAAGGCCACGGTGGAGCGGTTGTAGGATTGAATGATTCCCGTCGAGGGGGCAAACTCGATCCCTGCCGCGCCTGCGTTGGACACCACGAAGGGGGTTTGCGGCGTAGTCGTGCCGATGCCGAACTTGCCGTCGGCGAGCAGGCGCATCCGCTCTGACGATCCGCCACTGGAGAATTTGATTGCGCCAGAGGCGTGCCCTGACCCCAGTGTGAGACCACCGGCTCCATCGCATTGCATCAACAGCCCGTCGGCGGCGATGTTCGCCACTGGGGTGTAGGTGCTTGAGAACATCTCCAAGTAGCCGCGAGTCGCGCTGGTGTCGTTGCCGAGGACGACCTCCGAGTAATTAGCCGCGCCAGCCGTGGAGTTGCGGATACGTAGTGAGTTGACGCCGGCCCCACCTGCGCTGAAGGCGTGCGTGCCGAAGCCGTTGACGGTGAGGACTCCCGCTGCTGTGACAGGAGTGGAGAAAGAAGATACCCCCGCAGAAACACCCCAGGTGGCAACAGTAGCACCACCACTCTTAAAGGAGATGGCCCAGAAAGAAGCGGTATCACCATCTAAGACAATTTCGGGGGAGCTGTTGTCGAGGACCTTAAGCGTCCCTGATCCATTCGACTCATTTAACGCGCCAATAGTCCCCTTCCCAGTAGCAGTAAACGCACCGACTATAGTAGCCCCACTTCCAGCCGTCAGCGTGAAGTAGTCTATCCCACTAAGCCTGAATTTAAGGACGTTAGAACTCGTCTCCTTTATATTGACCGTGGCACTAAAATTCACCGCCTTAGTCGTGAGGAGAGTCAGATCCCCCGACAGGGCCAGTGCCCCAGTAGAGGCAGTCACTACAAAAGTACTACTTCCAACAGTAAAATTACCAGTGACCCCTAACGTCGTCCCAACAGTCATGGCCGTAGTGAATGCGTTGAGTGCGGCATTCAGATACGCGAGGTTCGAGGTGTCTGAGAGACCAGTCGAAGGGATGGCGATATTGGCGGTGCCATTGAAACTTACCCCGGCAATCGTTCGGGCATTCTGCAGAGCGGTTGCTGTAGCCGCATTCCCGGTAGTACTCCCACTACTCCCGGTGACGTTCCCGGTAACGTTCCCAACCAGATTCCCCGTAATCGTCGTGAATGCCGGACTCGCACCACTCGCGACACTCTGGTTAAACGTGAACGTGTTCAGCGTAAGAGCGCTCAGCGCGCCTGTCGCAGTGATGTTTCGGCCCGTCAGATCACGTAGGCCACTCGTGACATCCGCATTCGCGTCAAGCACGAGAGCTTTCCCCGCAGCACCCACCCCGTTCGTAATCCCACCAATCTTCGCGATGTCCAGCTCGGAGATGGACGTGTTGTTCCAATCCAGCGTATACCCGCTGCTCAGCTTGAGGCGCGAGGTGTTATAATCCCACCTCAACACGCCTCCAGCTGAAAAGCCTTCGTTGTTCGCACCAACCCGATACGCACCAGTATCCGGGTCCAACAGATACGTCCGCGCGGGATGCGCTGCTGTCCCATCTCCCCCGTCCTGATACGCCATCACGTTCCCGCCGGCATTCCAATCGAAGCCGGGAGCTTCCGCCACCGCAGCACTCGCACTGCGCATCAGCCCGGAGATATCAAACCACGAATACCAATCCTGCTTCGCGCTGTCCTCATGATGCATCAGGCTGGGAACCGCAGCTCCCCTCTCGCCCTTCCACCCCGTCGCGCCCCACTTGCTCCGTTCAACTGTCGACATATCCGTCTTCCCAGGAAATGTGACTGTGCTGTTCCAGCACTAAAAACCTGGGAGAACCCCGCTTATCTGGGGTTCCCCCAGGAAACGCACTAGCCGCCCGACGACCCGTACACGCCGCGCCACTCGGTGAAACCCTTCGAGTACCGCGCGTAGATCTTGAACAAGGCGTCGCCCGTCAGGAAGTCATCGGCCTCCCCCGTCTCCGGGCGAACGCGCCAGAAGAAGTTGAGGTCGTGATTCGGAGCGAGGAGGAACCACGAATCGTCGTCCGTGAGATATCGCGACGTGATGTAGTCCACCTTGCCATCACTCCGCAGGACGTTGATCTCGTTGTTCGCCGTGTAAGGCTTGAACTCGCTCTCCAGAATCTCCCGCGCTGCCCACTCGAACGCCGGGGAGATGATCAAGAGCGAGGGCGTCATGACGATGGGACGGCCCCGATCGTCATTCAGGATCTTGAAGTGGTCAAGCGCAGCCTGGTAGGACGTCGCGCTGAAATCCACGTCAACGCTCGGCCTGTTCGACTGGTTCGCACCACCGTCAAGGCGTGTGTGTGCGGTGCTGATGAGCGGAAGCCCATCCGCGCCCGCGAACGAGGTATTGAACGCGTTGTTCAACACGCTCCACGCATCAACCTCGATCTTGTACGAAGACGCGCGACCAAGCTCGGCCGCCATCTTGTCCATGATCATGTACAGGTCGTCATCCCACATCTCACGCGTGATGCGGAAGCCGAGGCCGTAGGACGAAGGCGTGTACCGCACGCCGGCGCCCATGATCGGTACGTCGAAGTTGATGCTGTCGCCTTCCGGCTTCAGCGTCATCGAGCCGAGGCCAGACACCTTCGTGTCTTCCTCGTACGCCCGCTTCGTCGTGTGCTTGTGGAAGATCCCCATCCACTGGTTCGGTTGCGCAGCGATTTCGTTGAACAACACGCGCCAGAGACCAGGAGCGAGGAGCGGTGCGAATCCGCCAGTCATCACTCTCATTACGTCACCGCCGTGATGTTGCAGAACGGAGCTGCAAAGGTGAACAACACAGGGGTCATGATGTCCCCCCAGGCAGGAAGACCGGCATCAGAGACCTGATCCCAGAGTTCCCAGATCGTCACGCGCTTGGCTGTGACGTCGGTCTTGTCGATATACCACTTGCCGGTGGCGGCGTTCTTCGCGACGCCGTAGGAGAGTCCGCGATCGGTTGCGGCGCTCACGCCTGCACCTTCCGCTGCACTCGTATCGAGGTACCCGAGGAACAACGTGGCCGGATGAGCGAGGGTCACGCTGACCCTCTTCAATCCCGACGTTGCGATGTTCTGCCCGTCTCTCTCCGCAATCCCAGCGATGAGCGCTGGATCCGCCCCACACTCCGTGATGTACCCTGCCACGAAAGTGACCAACGCACCCTTTTTGTAAGTTTGCGTAGCCGCTTCCGGCAGTTCCATCGAAGGTAGGCCAGTAGCGATGAAGTGACGGACTCCGCGTATTGCAATCCTTGCGTGAGTCACGTGTTATCCCATCTACTTGCGAGTGCTGTCGAAGCCGGGTCTGTCGGAGTCCTGGAATACCAGGGCGTCGCGTATCTGCGAGTCCTTGTACCCCTTGTCCTTCAGCGCTCTCTTCGCCTGTTCATTCGCCTGCTGAACCATGGTGTCGAGTGACACCCCTTGCCTCTCGGCTGCTGCGCGTCTGGGCTTTTCAACCCTTTCTTCGTACAGATCCTTGTGGATCCTCATCAGAATGAGATCTCCACGCGTCCGGGTTGTTCCCCCAGCCGGCGCCTCGGTGCTTTGTCCGAGCGCGCTTGCGACTTCCGGCGGCAGTTCCGACGGACCCTTCACAATTTCCCAGCCGACGTCGAGCTTCCCAAGCATCGTCCGCTCGCGGGTATTGCACCAGCGATACCTGTAGTTCGGATCGGCGTCCTTCACTGCGAACCTATCGGTCATAAATGCTCCGTATTTCTCCCGTACGGCTGCTGCTGGCCACTGACATGGTGTCGATGGTGTCTTGTGTGACTCCCTGCTCTTCAAGCTTCAGCAAGTAGTCGTTGATGGGCATGCCCCAGCGTTCGGCTAAGGCCAGTGTTTTCGGTGTTGCTTTCAACTTCGGCGTTTTCGGTGGTACTCCCGGCACCGCTGCTCTTGCCGCAGGCGTAGGCGGAGCGGAAGGAGGAACCGCTCGCGCTGCAGGCGGAGGAGGAGGGGGAGGAGCAGCTGCCGGAGGAGGAGGCGGAGCTGGAGGCTGGACTTCTCCTTCAGGACCCACCTCGGGAGGTGCCGCCGGAGGTGGGTCCTTTGCAGCTGCTCCGAAGATCGTCTTCTGGAGTTCCGCGTTCTTCTGCACCTTCAGATTGAGGTAGATGAACCGATGTGCCCCGGTCTGAGCACGCTGCATGGGATGCATACCGCCTTTGACCTTCTTGATGTCTTCCGCGAACTCGTCGTAGTCCGAGACAGTCGCACGGAACGCAGCCTCGTCTTGCGCTTCGAACTGCGCCAGCGTGAACTGATCCATCGGACTGACTCGCGCGGCAGACTCTCGCGCAAGCTTCTCCGCAGGCGTCTCCGTAGGCGGACGTTGTTCAGGCGAACGCTCCTCACTCCCCGGCGTGGCCATGGTCGTTGCGAAGTCGAAGACTTCGTCCAGCTTCATCCCTGCGAAGCGTCCTTCCGTGATAATCCCGTTTCCATCAGTAGCCGGTAGCGGCATTGGGTCTCTCCCCCTGTGTTCTTTCTGAGGAACTCGTTTCAAGTCCCTTGATTGAGTTAATGTACCCGAAAAGCAACTGCGCCTTTCCCTGCGTTCTCAGCATCAAATCCTGTGCCTCTGCCGTCCTAAGCAACTGGTGGCATCGCTCCAGCTCCGCCTGGAGCAAATGGAGGAGTGGGCGGCGACATGCCGGCGGGAGGCTGTCCCATTGGGGCCCCTGATTGTGCGCCATTCTGCTGTCCTTGTGCCTTCTGTAGGACCGTCAAGATGTTCGGAACGATCGTTTCGACGTTTTCGACAGGGAAGCGTTCGACGAAGCGCTTGACGATGTCTTGTGCGGAGGTCATGATCTGAATTGCAACCTGCTTCTGCTCCTCCGGCATCTGCGGGTTGAAGATCATTGCGGAAGCGTTCATCAGCCGCATGTAGTACTCGTTCAAAACCGCCATGAGGACTTGCATGTTCTGCAGTTCCACGTCGCGATTCAACGACTCACTGGCCATGTTCAGTTTCAGACCGATTGCGGTGCGCACGTCGCCCTTCGGGAAGACGACCGTTCGATCGTCTGAGATCTTTACGCCTTCCGGCTGCATCTGTTGGACGAGCTGGATTGTGAGATAAAGCACTTCCACGAGAGCGTCTCTCATGTCGTCGATCGACACCCAGAAACGATTGTTCCCTTCGTTGATCAGAGCGGTCGTGCCAGTCGCCGTTGCTTGCGAGCCGACAATCGAACTCTCCATTCCAAGGTGGTAGGCAGACACTCCAGTCCGTGTCTCCGTCATGCGAATCACGGAGTCGATCATGTTCGTCAGCGTCGGACTCGCTTCTGCCAGGTGGAGAATCCGAATCTTATCCGGGTTCGGGTCTCGAATGACTTTTCCTGGATGTACAGTCTCCCGATTCCCCATGTTCGTCTCGGGGCCGATGACCGTGATTCCTCCATTCGCAGCCGTCGCAGCGTCAATCACCTGGTTGTGAATCGTACTCGCTTCAATCTGCCCGCTCAGCGCCTGTTCGGCAGCGCCTACTCCATGCAGCTCATGCGCTTGGACAAGGTACGGAATCCGCTTCATAAACCGAACACGTCCAAAGAAGGGGTTGT